AACTAGGCATATCTTACAAAGTGGGTTATTTTTGGCCGCAGAGACTGCAGAATGTTTATCTCTGAGAATATCAGATATATTAGAATATTCTCCAACTAAAGATGCGTTTATACAAGCTATTGGAGCGCATAACGTTGGTACATTAGAAGAAATGCAAAACCTACATTTATATGACTTTGGTATATTCTTACAACTAGCACCAGATGAAGAAGAAAAGCAAATGCTAGAAAATAATATACAAATAGCATTAGCTAAAAATAGTATTGAGTTAGAAGATGCCATAGATGTGAGAGAAATAAAAAATGTAAGACTTGCTAATCAGTTGTTAAAAATCAGGAGACAAAAGAAACAACAAAGAGATCAAGTTATAGCACAGCAAAATATTCAAGCACAAGCACAAGCTAATGCTCAGTCGTCACAGGTTGCGGCACAAGCAGAATTACAAAAGCAACAAGCATTGACGCAGGGCAAAGCACAGCTTGAGCAAGTTGAAGCACAGCTAGCCTTACAAAAGCTACAAGCTGAAGCACAACTGAAAAAAGATTTAATGAATCATGAGTTCCAATTAAACATGCAATTGAAGCAAATGGAAGTCGAGGCGTTAAAAAATAAAGAATCTTTTAAGGAAGATCGTAAAGATGAAAGAACTAGAATACAAGCATCACAACAGTCTGAGTTAATTTCTCAAAGAAAAGAGGGCTCAGGACCTAAAAAATTTGAATCTTCAGGTAATGATATACTAGGAGATGGTATGAATTTAGGTATGTTTGGACCTAGATAATTGTTTAATTTTATAATATTATATTATGGCTAAAAAAAAGAAGACCGAAAAGGTTGTTGATGCGCCTATGGGCGATGAAATAAAAATCAAAGAGCAACCAAAAGGAATGAAAAAACTTGGGGATCAAGGTGATACTATAAAGGTTAACCTAAACCAAGAAGAACCTGTAGAAGAAACGCAGGTTGAAGAGCAACCAAAAGAAGAAGCTGTAGAAGAAAAGAAAGAAGAAGTTGTTGAGGAAGTAAAAGAAGAAACTACAGAGGTTGAAACTAAAGAAGAAGAAAAACAAGAAGAAGAAACTGAACAACCAGTTTTAGAGGAGATAGTTGATGAGACTAAAGAAGAGGAAGCTACAACAGAAGAAAAAACTGTAGAAGAAGTTAAAGAGGAAGTTGTAGAAGCGGTTGAGGAAGCAAAACAAACTGGTGAACCGTTACCAGAAAATATTCAAAAGGTTGTAGACTTTATGAATGAGACTGGTGGTGATCTTGAGGATTATGTGAAACTAAATCAAGATTATAGTAAATACGATGACATGACAATGCTTCGTGAATACTATAGACAAACTAAACCTCATCTAAACGCTGATGAAGTAGACTTTCTAATAGAAGATGGTTTTACTTTTGATGAAGAGGTTGATGATCCAAAAGATATAAAACGAAAGAAATTGGCTTTTAAAGAGCAAGTTGCGTCCGCAAGAAGCCATATGGATAAATTAAAATCCACGTATTACGAAGAAATCAAAAGTGGTGTTAAGTTAACGCCTGAGCAACAAAAGGCAGTTGATTTTTTCAATAGATACAATAAAGAGACTGAAGAGTCACAGAAAATAGCAGAACAGCAAAAATCTGTATTTGTAAATAAAACTAATCAATTATTCAATAACGATTTTAAAGGTTTTGAATATAAGGTTGGTGATAAAAGATATAGATTTAATGTTAATGATGTAGATACTGTTAAAAATACACAAAGCGATATTAACAACTTTGTATCAAAGTTTTTAGATAAAAACAATACAATGAGTGACGCTACTGGGTATCATAAATCTTTATTTACAGCAATGAACGCTGATGCTATTGCTAATCACTTTTATCAACAAGGTAAAGCTGATGCTGTTAAAGAAACTATGGCAAAAGCTAAAAATGTTGACATGTCACCAAGAGAAACAGGTACTGTTGAAACTAGTGGTATGAAATATAAAGTGCTTGGTGATGATTCAAACTCTTTTAAATTTAAACTTAAAAATTAACTTAAACATTTAAAATTTAAAAATTATGGCAGGAGTAAATCCGGTAGCGGGAAGTAACCTTAATGTTCCTAACCCTCTACCAAGCAAACAAACAGCCGCGAACAACTACTTAAATTTTGCAAACGGTTGGGCGCAGCAATACCTTCCTGAATTATATGAGCAGGAAGTAGAAAGATATGGTAACAGAATGTTATCAGGATTTTTATCACAAGTGGGTGCTGAAGAAGCAATGGCTTCAGATAGAGTAAGATGGTCTGAGCAAGGTAGATTACACATTTCTGTAACTACAGCAGCAACAGCTGATATTGCTAATGACAACTTAACATTTAGCTCTCAAGCAGACGCTGAATTATTTAGACCAAACGATACAATATTATTATATTGTACTGTTGATAGTACTACAGCAGCTAACGTAGGAAAAACTATTAAAGTTGTTGTACAAAGCGTAGACTACAGTAATAGTAAAATCAAAGTTATTCCTTACACTCAAGCAACATTAGATGCTAGTGGTGGTGGAGCAATTACTTTTACTACAACTTCAGTATTTAGAGCTATGGTATATGGTTCTGAATTTAAGAAAGGTGATTCTTTAACAAGAAACGCTTTAACGCCAGGTTTTAACTCATACGAAAACAAACCAATTATCATCAGAGATAGATTCATCGTTAATGGATCTGACGCTGCTCAAATTGGTTGGGTTGAAGTATCAGGAGAGGCTGGACAATCAGGGTACTTATGGTACTTAAAAGCTGAAGGTGACACTAGATCAAGATTCAATGATTACTTAGAAATGAGTATGATTGAAGCTGAAAGAGCAACTGGAACACAACTAGATACTATCTTAGGTACTGGTGGTTCAGGTGAAGCAGAAGCTGGAACTGAAGGTTTATTTGCAGCTATCGAAGACAGAGGACACGTTTTAACTGACGGATTCACTGGAACTTACGCTGATGACTTAGAAACTTTTGATAACATCTTAATCAAATTTGACGGACAAGGTGCTATTGAAGAAAACATGTTATACTTAGATAGATTTACTACTCTAAAAATTGATGACATGCTAGGTGCATTAAATAGAGGAGAATCAGCATCAGCGTCGTTTGGTGTATTCAACAACTCAGGCGATATGGCTGTTAACTTAGGTTTCAATGGTTTCAGAAGAGGTTCTTATGACTTCTACAAAACTGACTGGAAATACTTAAATGATGCTCACGCACATGGTGCTAACACACCAGGAGCTGGAAATACTAAAATTGCTGGAGCTATCATCCCAGCTGGTGTATCAACTGTATATGATGAAGGTATGGGTAGAAATATCAAGAGACCTTTCTTACACGTTAGATACAGAGCTTCAGAAACTGAAGACAGAAAGATGAAATCTTGGATAACTGGTTCTGTAGGTGGTAACGTTACATCTGACGAAGATGCAATGATCGTTAACTACTTATCAGAAAGATGTTTAGTTGTACAAGCAGCTAACAACTTTATGTTACTTAAGAGATAATTATTTCTCATTAAACTATCCTCTCCTCGTGAGAGGGTAGTTTATTTTATTAACAATATTATTTTATTATATCATGAAAAAAACAAAAGAAGCGGTCCCAACCGCAACAAAAAATTGGGAATTAAAAGATAGAACATACACATTAACTGGGCATAAAACCCCGTTAAGTTACACGATTAAATCAAGGAATATTTTTTGGTTTGATCCAGAGAAAAAAATGCAAAGGGAGTTGAAATACACTACAAATCAACAAACAGCTTTTGTTGATGAATTTAAAGGTGAAGCTAGACTAGCTCATATAACTTTCGAAGATGGTGTATTAAATGTACCGAAAGAAAATGTTGTATTACAACAACTACTTTCACTTTATCACCCATCTAATGGCTCTGAATATATGGAATTTAATCCGATTCAAGAAGCAGTTGATGAGGTTGAAGTGATTGAACTGGAAATACAAGCATTGAATGGAGCTAAAAATATGGACATTGATCAAATCGAGGCTATACTTAGAGTTGAGCAAGGAAGTTCTGTAAATACTATGTCTACTAAAGAATTAAAAAGAGATATATTAGTTATGGCAAAAAATAACCCTAAATTATTTTTAGAACTTGCCGCAGATGATAACGTTGAGCTTAGAAACTTTGGTATTAAAGCTGTTGAAGCTGGAATACTAGAACTTTCTAGTGATAATAGAACGTTTACAATAGGTAAATCAAAAAGAAAAATTATGGAAGTTCCATTTGATGAACATCCATATTCTGCATTAGCAGCTTTCTTTAAAACCGACGAAGGTTTAGAGATTTACAAGAACATTAAAAAAAGATTAAAATAATTAATCACTTATAGGATGGTCATCTTATGGGTGACCATCACTATAAATAAAAAGAAATTATGAGTGTTAATATAAATACTGTTTATCAAAGGGTACAATCAATTGCAAACAAAGAGCAAAGAGGTTACGTAACACCTCTTGAATTTAATAGATTTGCAAACCAAGCTCAATTAGAAATATTTGAGCAATATTTTTATGATTTAGATCAATACCTTAGAAGACCTGGGAATGACACTCGACATGCTGACGCTGTTAGTATTTTAGAAGAAAAGATTAGTTTATTCGAGGTATTTGGCGGAAACCCAGTAACCTACAGTTCTGATAACTACCACATTTTACCAACTGATTTACACAAGTTATCAACGGTTGAGTATTATATTAGCGCTAGTGAATCTTATGAGTGCGAGTACGTTACTAAAAAAGATTTTAGATTAATAAAAAATAGCAACTTATCATTACCAACAAACACACACCCTATATATATAAGAGATCGCGATGGTATAAACGTCTACAAAGGCTCCACGTCAACACCTTACTGGGAAGAGTTAACATCCACTGGTTCTGTAAAAATAGATTATATAAAACAACCAGCTGTAGCTAACTGGGGTTATGTTTTAGATGCTAATAACGATGCTTTATATAACTCAACAGCATCTACTAACTTTGAGTTACATGGATCAGAAGAACCTAATCTAGTTATAAAGATATTAGAATTAGCTGGTGTAGCTATGAAAGCACAAGATGTTTATCAAATTGCTGATAAAGAAAATATTGAAGATATACAACAACAAAAAGCATAAATAAATGGCAGGATTATTTAAAGGAAGTCAAGAAGCATATTATACCCAGAGTGAAAATTTTACTGGAGCTGCAACAGCTGAAGGTCAAACTGGTGATTTAAAAACAACGTTTACGTTAACAGCTGCCAACTGGCCTAGCTCAGGTAGACCAACGGGTAATATTGTTGTTTTTATTGAAAACGAACAAATTGATTCTCAATATTTTTCATACGATGATACTACATTTACACTAACATTTTCTAGTATAACAACAGAAGACGATTTGCAATATGCTAATGGCGCTGTAAAATCAGGTAAAATAGTTAAAATAAAAGAAGCTGCATTTAACGAAAAATATGGTGACTATCAGTATGTTTCACTTAACGATGCTGTTAATAACTTTTTAATTGCTTATGTTGGTGAAAACAAAATAATATCAAAAGTAAAAAGAACTGATGTTTTATTTCATGCTAAAAGAGGTTTAGCTGAATTTAGCTACGATACATTGAAATCTGAAAAGTCTCAAGAAATAGAGATACCACCAAGTTTAGTAATGAGGCTGCCTCATGATTATGTTAACTACACGCATTTATCTTGGAAAGATGATAATGGTGTTGAAAAAATGCTGGTACCAACTAGACATACTAGTAACCCTAACGCTTTACTTCAAGATAATAATTTTGAATATTTATTTGATGAAAATAGTGAGTTATTAAAATCTTTTGACTCAGACACTTGGAATACATATAAATCAAATAATAATGTTGATTCAGTGTATGATGATTATAATACTGATGATGACATTGATAAATTACAAATTGGTCAAAGATATGGAATAAACGCAGAGCAAGCTAATGCTAATGGTTTCTTTTATATTGACTTAGCTAAAGGTAGAATACATTTTAGCTCAAACGTTAGTGGTAAAACAGTTATACTAAAATACATTAGTGATAGCTTAGGTACTGATGATGAAATGCAAATACATAAATTTGCTGAAGAAGCATTATATAAACACATTATATATGCAATACTATCTACTAGAACAAACACACCTGAATATATCGTTAGAAGATTTAAAAAGGAAAGGTTTGCTGCGGTAAGAAACGCAAAAATAAGATTAACAAACTTTAAGTCAGAGGAGTTAGCTCAGGTAATGAGAAACAAATCTAAATGGATTAAACATTAATAAATATGCCAGAGTTTAAGAGAAGTTTTTTAAGGTCTAAAATGAACAAAGACCTTGACGAAAGATTAATACCTAGTGGTGAATATAGAGATGCTTTAAACATCGAAATATCAACATCTGAAACAGGTGATGTTGGTGCTATAGAATCATCAAATGGTAATATTAAACCTGGTCAATCTATAGATTTAGGTAGTGATAATTCAGTTTGTATTGGTACAGCTACAGATACCGAAAATGATAGAATTTATTGGTTTATTGCTGGGGATACATTAGACAGAATCCTTGAATATGATTTAAAAACAGATAAAATATCACCCATATTAGTTGATCACAAAGCAACATCTGGCGGTATACTTAATTTCAGTACAGATAACTACATAACAGCTGCGAACGTAATACATAGAAAAGCATCAGACGGCACAAGTGATAACACAGAATCACTTTTGTTTTTTACTGATGATGTTAATGAACCTAAAAAAATAAATATTAATAGGTTTAAGAGCCAAGAAAATTCTTTTAATTCTATGACTACTATATATGGTAGATCAGCAAAAGAAAGAGACATAACTGTTATAAAACAATATCCTTTAAACGCGCCAAACATACAGTTATTTAGAAGTCTACGTGAAGGCAGCGTTAATTCAACATTTATAGATACTAATGGAGATGCGTTTACGTTAGGGGTTGGTAATTCAGAGCCTAAAGCCTATGGCACGTCTATATCTTTAACCATTAACGATATACCTAATTACGAGGTTGGTGACAGATTGGTGTTTAAAGCTACGGATCAAAACAAAGTTTATATTGTGCGTGCTTATATAACTACTACGCCAACGTTAACAACAACATCAACTAGCTTCACTGTAAAAATATTATCAACTAGTGAAGAGCTTATAGCTGTAGCTAATACTATTTGGCAAGTTGAACTTGAAGAGCAAGATGTTAAGTTTGAAGATAAATTTCCAAGGTTTGCTTATAGATGGAGATATAATGATGATGAATATTCTGCGTTTTCACCATTTACTAATATAGCATTTTTACCTGACAATGAAGATTTTATTTACGATAACAATAAAGGTTATAATGTAAACATGGCTAATAGTGTTAGAAAAATAGTTTTAAATGGTTTAGACGCGTTACCACCAGATGCTCAAGAAGTTGATATATTATACAAGTTATCTAACGACACTAATGTATATTTATTTGAAACGCTTAAAGAAGGCGAAACTGAATTAACAATAACAAGAGAGTTAATAGAAAATTTAATTGAAGAAAATCAAATACTACGATCTTTTGATAGCGTACCTAAAAAAGCAAAAGCACAAACTGTAACGGCTAATAGACTGATGTATGGTAACTATGTATTAGGGCATAACTTTGATCAAAAAGTAAATATAAAAAGTAATGTAGAGTCTAGTTTAGTAGAAGAAAACAATCCACAAG